CACGGCTGCACCAACAGCAACCCAGTTTTTCTTAGCCACCAATGTGCGCGTTAATCAAAGCAGTGCAAACTTTGTTGCTTACCTGTTCTCCACGCTGGCGGGCGTATCTAAGGTCGGTACTTACACGGGCACTGGCACAACGCAGGTCATCAACTGCGGCTTCACTTCTGGCGCAAGGTTCGTGATGATTAAGCGCACTGATAATGTTGGAGATTGGTACGTCTGGGACAGTGCAAGAGGCATCATAGCTGGTAACGATCCGTACCTTTTATTGAACTCAACAGCGGCTGAAGTGACTAGCACCGACTATATAGACACGGCTGCAACAGGATTTGAGATCAGCAGCACAGCGCCCGGAGCAGTTAACTTCAGCGGCGGTTCATACATCTTCCTTGCAATCGCGTAGAGGTAATTATGCAAATCAGAATTAGAGCAACAGGTCAGGTGCTGCTAGAGCACGAATGGATCAAGTGGGTAGCAACGACTTACGCAAAGTCTATTAGCGCAATGACCGCAGACATATACGATAGGTTTGATTCTGACGCAGTGTTTGAAGGCCCACAAGCAACAGGTGGGACTGTGTATCAATACTCCCAGCGTGACGGCGTAGAGCAGCAGTCTGATGGCAAGTGGTACACCAAGTATATTCTCGGCCCTGTGTTCACTGACGGCGAGACTACAGCGGCAGAACAGGAAGCAGCTTACAAGGCGCAGAAAGATACTGAGCAGGCTGCAAGTGTACGAGCATCACGCACAGAGAAACTCAAGGACTGTGACTGGACTCAAATAAATGACAGCACAGCAGACAAAGCAGCTTGGGCTACGTATCGGCAAGCATTAAGAGACATCACAAAACAAGCAGGCTTTCCCTGGACTGTTGAGTGGCCCGTACAACCTTGAGGTGACTTATGATTATCGACGAAACAGCACTACGCCAGATAATCCGAGAAGAGACAATGATCAAGGGCAGGGCGTTAGAGGGCAGAACGACTAAACGAAACGACGGCTTAATAGTATAAGGAATTGTATGCCCGACTCAAACATCATCGACGCACTAATAGCAGCAGCAGGCGGCGTGGTTGCCTACTTTGTGAAATCGACCCGCGACGACAACCGGGAGCAGGATCGGAAGATCGAAGCTCTCCAGCGAGAACAAGCTGCGCTGCTTAGTCGTGAGGAGTTCCGCCAAGACATGCACCTTCTGCGGCAAGAGATGAACGCCAACTTCGACAAAGTGTTTAGCAAACTAGACAAGAAGGCAGACAAATGAGCGACGAGAATCCCGAACGCTACGAATCCGCAAAAGAAGTCGCTGGCAAAGCAATCGGCCAGTACGGCTTGATGTATATCACAGCTATTGTCTTGATCGGTGTTGGCTCTAGTTATTTCCTCACTGAGTCCGCGATCACTGCTGTAATGACGATGGTCGGTGGCGCGTTGGTCGCTCTGATTAACATGATGAACGGCATTGCCGGAACTCAAGAGAAACCTGATCGCCCTGAGTTTGAAGTGATCCAGCACTTGATCGCCAAACTTGCTGAGAAAGAGCCTCCGATGCGCGTGGATGTGGAAGATGGCAAAGTGACTGTACGCAAGGGTGACGATATTACAACGATGAAGGCGGAGTGATGTTGTGCTTGACCCTATCACAGCGTTTGCCACTGCCTCGGCGGCTTTCAACTTCCTCAAACGGGCGGTTGAAACTGGCCGCGAGATTGAGGACGTAGGCTCGCAGTTGGGAACGTGGTTAGGGGCGTGTGCGGATTTAAAGCAGCATGAACAGGAATCCCGTGATCCTCCACTTTTCAAGAAGCTGTTACATAGGGGTTCCGTTGAGCAGCAGGCGATGGAGAACCTTATGCGCAGGAAAAAGATTGAACAGCAAGAACGCGAACTGCGCGAGCTAATCGTGTTGCGTTTTGGTGTTGATTCTTACCGCGAGATGATGACCGAGCGTAGGCAGATCACGGAAGGCCGGGAACGCACTGCCATGCTTCAGCGTAGGCGCAGGGCCAAAGCCATACAAAATGCAATCGCGGTGGTCTTGATTGTAAGTATTTTTGCAGTACCTGTTGCAGTAACCATGTGGCTATTTGAAAAGGTTAAATAATGCTGACTCTACTCTCTACGGTTATTTCGTTTCTTGCCGGTGGCCTGCCCAAGTTGCTGGACTTCTTCCAAGACCGACAAGATAAGAAGCACGAACTGCTGCTGCTTCAAGCTGCAAAAGAGCGCGAGCTTGAGATGGCTGAACGTGGCTACATTGCGCAAGCCAAGATGGAAGAGATCAAGAACGAGGCCATCTTTGTAAAAACAGCAGCTTCGCAGCAGGCCGCGTTGCTCAACCACGATATTGAGATAGGCCGTGGTGCTTCGACTTGGGTGGTTAACCTTCGTGCGCTAGTGCGCCCACTGATTACCTACGGCATGTTTCTGCTGCTATGCGCTGTCGATGGGTTCGGGTTTTATTATGCCATCCAGACAGGAGTTGAGTTCCAAGACGCAATGGCCCTGCTGTGGGATGAAGAGACTCAGATCATCTGGTCAAGCATTGTAGCGTTCCACTTTGGTAGCCAAGCGTTCAAAAAATGAAAGTCTCTGATGCTTGCATGGAGATGATTAAGCATCACGAAGGCGTAAGATCAAAGCCCTACCGATGCCCTGCGCTGCTCTGGACGATTGGTTACGGTCACGTTCTGTACCCAGAGCAAGCGAAGCTAAAACTGGAAGAGCGGAAGGCGTACCCACTACGACCCGAACATGACAAAATTTGGAGTGACGTTGGGATTGATGCGATTCTTAGAAGTGATCTTACTCGGTTTGAGAGCGGTGTACTTAGACTTTGCCCTGGCGCTATTAATAGCCAAGCACACTTTGACGCTCTGGTTTCCTTCTCTTTCAACGTGGGCCTTGGCAGTCTGCAATCTAGCACCTTGCGGATGAAGTACAACCGGGGTGAGTATGAGGCAGCAGCGGATGAGTTTGTGAAGTGGAACAAGGGTGGGGGCAGGATATTACCTGGACTGACCCTGCGCAGGCTGGCAGAGCAGGCGCTGTTTTTGTCGTAGTTGTGCCATAATACCAAATAAAACAGTTTACAAGTCTCCGAATTAGTATATTATTAGCCTTCCTTAACCAAGCGAGGGCTTGTAAATGTACAAACAAATCTGGACTACCCTGTCTGTAATTGATGTCTCGGCGCATGTCGAGAAAAAGAACAACCTATCATATTTAAGCTGGGCGTGGGCTTGGGGGGTGCTCATGGAGCATTACCCGGAGGCTAACTACAGCTTCGATTTGCCCCAGAGTTTCCCTGACGGCACGCAGATGGTCTTTTGTACCGTCACGATAGGGGAGTGCAGCCGCCGGATGTGGCTACCCGTCATGGATCACCGGAACAAGGCTATCTCCAATCCAGATTCATTTGCAGTGAATACTGCAATGATGCGGTGTTTAGTAAAGTGTCTGGCGCTTTATGGGCTAGGTCACTACATCTACGCAGGTGAAGACCTGCCACCGGCTGAACAGGCCCGTCTTGATTCGTACATTACGCCTGAACAGGCTAGGAAGGTCAGCGAACTGTTGTCGGAAACGGAAAGTGATGTCATTGCTTTCTGCAAGCACTTCAAGGTTGAGTGCATTGATTTTTTGAGGCAGAGCGACCTTGAAAGGGCTATCTACGCCCTTCAGAAAAAACTGGGGGCCAAATGAGAATTCTGCCGCACGCTCAAAGAACCCCTGAATGGTACGCTGCTCGGCTGGGTGTACCGTCTGCCAGTAACTTCGAAAAGATAATAACTCCCCTTGGTAAACCTTCTACTCAGATTGATGGTTATATCAATCGGTTGATCGCTGAAAAAATCATGGGGAAACCCTGTGACTCGGATGAACCGAATGCGGCAATGCAAAGAGGTACAGAACTGGAACCACAGGCGAGGGAATATTATTCCTTGATCGCTGGGCCTGTCGAGGAGGTCGGGTTCTGTCTACATGATGAATACGACTTTGGCTGTTCACCAGATGGCCTGGTGGGTTATGGCATTGTTGAGATTAAGTGTCCGATGCCGTGGACTCATGTGGAGTATCTGAGGGATGGTGCTATGCCTTCTAAATACATGCCACAAGTCCAAGGTCAACTTCTTGTAACTGGCAGGCCGTGGTGTGACTTCATTTCATTTCACCCCGATATGCGACCGTTGATAGTGCGGGTAGAGGCTGACAGGAAGTATCAGGCCACACTGTTACATTTGCTGGTGAAGATGCTCCACGAAATCAATTCGCAGAGTGAGGTACTTAAATGACCTTGCTTGAATTTATGTACCAAGAACAAACTGGCAAGAAATGGGAGGATGAAAGTCCTGTCATTAGGGGATTTGTAATAGAGGGATGGAATCTGGCACTGCAAGCAATTAAACGTCAATCGGAACTTTTGGAGGTAGAAAATGAAATATGATAACTCAGGAATCCTGGGAAAGAACCTACGCAAGACCAGTGACAGTCATCCTGAATATACGGGGTCGATTACTGTTGAAGGGAAAGAATACTGGTTAAACGGCTGGATCAAAGAGGGTGCGAAAGGAAAGTTCTTTTCACTTGCAGTAAAGCCGAAAGAAGAACCGAAACAAGAAACAAAAAAAGAACCGAAACAATCAATGGTGGATGCTGATGTCCCATTTTAACGCTGGCTACGCTCTCAGAAAAATAATCCGCAGCAGAGATATCACGATGGCGTCTATCGCTCGCAGGATGGACATCAAAACGCAGCAGGTCTATCGGTTTACAAAATCGCGTGATATGAAACTTTCGACTGCTATACGTCTGTGCGCGATTATCGGTATTCCATTGTCTGAGTTTGTGGAGGTATCGCATGGATCAGTGGATAGTAAACAGTGATGAAAAGCTGGAGTTCTTGATCGCACATATCAGGCAGGAATACTCAAAGCATCATTATCTGAATGTTGAAATGTCTAACGGCAAGCAACGGACTGCACGCCAGAACAACGCGTTACATATCTGGCTAGGGATGGTGGCTAAAGGACTGAACGATCAAGGCAGGGACATGAGGAAGACTTTGAAGCCTGACATCGAAATCCCTTG